GGAGGTGGCCGTGCACCCCCGCGCCCACCATCACGTGAATGCCTGCGCTTCCCAAGTTTTCGCGTGTAGCAGGGGTGTCACACGCCGGGACGGAGACGGTCAAGGCGTGCCAGCAGGCGCCTGCACGGCCTAGAACTGGTGACGCGGCAACCTCGCCAGATAAGGTAGGATGATTTTGCGCCGGTTGCCGAAGCGGCTTCCCCACGCGGGTGGGGGTGAACCGGTCCGCGCCCGTCGTGCCAGTGCGCTGGTATCGGCTTCCCCACGCGGGTGGGGGTGAACCGAAACGTGGACTTACCGTTGGCACCCGAACCAAGGCTTCCCCACGCGGGTGGGGGTGAACCGTCCGCGGCACACAAAAAAGCGCCGGTCGGCGTGGCTTCCCCACGCGGGTGGGGGTGAACCGTGCATGAAGGTACTCGCACGCGCCGTCGTTGCGGCTTCCCCACGCGCATGGGGGTGAACCGCGGCACCGGCACCCGACCGGCGACGGGGGGCGCGATCGGCGCCACACGCGCAGGGATGGGTCGGCCAGGCGACACCGTCACGGCGGCGCGGAACGCCTCGCGTGCCATCGCCCGCGCCTACCAACGCCGGAACGCATGCCTATCCCAAGTTTTGTTGGCACGACTTCGAGTTGGAGGACGACCATGCCTGGAGGTGCGCGTGCCAACAGTGGCCGCCGATCACCCGTGCGAACCACGCAAGACACAATCGGCGTACCAAACGCGCCGACCTGGCTCCCGCCGGACGCGAAGCGGTACTACGGCACGACCGCCAAAACGCTGACGACGGCGGGCGTCGTGACCAACATCGACGCGACCGTCTTGGCGATGCACGCGATGGCGTGGTACCGCTGGCGGGAAGCCGAACGCGCGTTGATTGGCACTGGGCCAGTCGTGCGAAACGCTACCGGCGTGCAAGCGGCGTCACCGTGGGTAAAGGTTGCGCGCGATGCATACGTGGAGTGCCTGCGCACCAGCGTCGAGCTCGGCATGACGCCGTCGTCACGCGGGCGCGTCAGGACAATGGCTTCCGAAGGGATGTCACCGATCGGGTTGCTGATCACGCGCCAGCGCAACGGCGCAGACGATTGCTCATGGTGGGATGACCCAGCCGCTTTACCGCCACCTCTGCAAACCGTCGCGGACGCGACATCGCCCCAAAACTGCGACATTTCATCCCAAAACTGCGACATTTCATCCCAAAACTGCGACATTTCCCAGATAAGGGCCGGCGCAATACCAATACCAATACCGGCATTGCCCGCGATCGCGGGTGGTGCCGGTATGACGAGATCGAGGCCTAAAGATTGACTGTGGAGTCGTCGATGGTGACGGCTGGGCTTGTGCCGTCGGTTGGTCGCGTGTTGTCGTTTTGCGGTGACATGCGGCAATCCAAGGGCGAGTGGGCCGGGCAAACGCTTCGTCTGTTGCCGTGGCAGGTCGACCTTTTGACGCGCATATATGGCGTAACGCGCACCGACGGGCGGCGGCAATACCGAACGGCATACGTCGAGGTCGCGCGCAAAAACGGCAAATCGAGCCTGGCGGCGGCGTTAGCCCTGTACCACCTTGTTGCCGACGGCGAGGCTGGCGCCGAGGTGTACCTTGGCGCGGTTGACCGCGATCAAGCGTCAATCGTCTTTGGCATTGCCGCGGACATGGTCCGTCAGCACCCAATGTTGCACAAGCGCTTGCAGATTGTGCCTTCCACCAGGCGGATCGTCGACTCGCGGACGTTGTCGATGTTGCGGGTCATTGCATCGGACGCCGCCGGTTCACATGGCTTCAACGCGTCGTGCGTGATCGCGGACGAGGTTCACGCTTGGCCGTCACGCGAATTGTGGGACGTGCTCCAGACGTCGATGGGTGCACGCCGCCAGCCGCTCATGATCGGCATCACGACGGCGGGCTTTGAGGCAAACTCTCTCGGCGGACAGTTGCACGAATACGCCGAACGTGTTCGCGATGGTGTAATTGAGGATCCGGCCTTTTTGCCCGTCTTGTACGGCGCCTTGCCGGACGAACCGTGGGACGATCCGGCCGTGTGGCGTCGTGCGAATCCGTCACTCGGGCACACGATCACTGAGGAGTACCTAGCGGCCGAATGCGCGCGTGCTAAGGCTGTACCGGCTTATGAGAGCGCGTTCCGGCGCCTTCACCTGTGCCAATGGGTGAACCAAGATGTGCGCTACTTACCGATGGACGCGTGGGAGTCATGCGCCGGAGGCATAACGGCGGCGGAACTCGAAGCGGAACTCGAAGGCGAGGTGTGTTACGGCGGTCTCGACTTATCAGCGACGACGGACATGACGGCGCTGGTGCTGGTGTTCCCGCGTGGCGACGGGACGTACGACGTCGTGCCTCGCTTCTGGTTGCCGGCGGACGATCTCAAACGGCGATGCGAGCGCGATCGCGTGCCGTACGACGTGTGGGCGAGGCAGGGACTACTGACGCTGACGCCGGGCAACGTGGTCGATTACGCGCACGTGCGCGCTGAGATCAACGCGCTCGCGAAGCGGTACGTCATTGGTGGCCTGTCGTACGACCGATGGGCGGCAACGCAACTGGTGCAGGAACTTGTTGCGGATGGCGTCGACATGGCGCCGATGTCGCAGGGCATGGCGTCGATGGCGGCGCCCACAAAGGAGTTACTTACCCTGGCGCTCGGCGCGCGACTGCGACACGGCAACCATCCGGTCTTGCGCTGGCAAGCAGACAATCTGGTGGTTACTACCGACGCTGCCGGCAACGTGCGCCCAGCCAAACACAAGGCACGGCAACGCATCGACGGCATGGTCGCGCTGATCATGGGCATTGATCGAGCATCGCGTAGCGCTGGCGCTGCGATCAGCGTGTACGAGGAGCGAGGCATGTTGGTCCTATGAGCGAGCAAACAGCCGCGATTGTCGTTGACGTGGTCGGAATGTTGGGCGTGATGCTTCTCGTCATCGGTGTCGGCATGTGGTCGATACCGGCAGCATTGATTACGCTCGGTATTGTTGGTATTGTGATTTGGATCGGCGCACTTGGCGCGTCACGGAGATCGTCGCGATGAGCGTGATCGGGCGCGTGCTGTTTGGTTTGGATCGTCGATCGTACTGGTGGCCGCACATCACGCAGGCCATGGCGGGCACCGCGAATACGACGGGCCGAGCCATCACGCCACAGGCCGCGGTTGGCAGCACGGCGGTGTGGGCCGCGGTTCGCATCATCAGCGAATCGATTGCGACGTTGCCATTGCGCGTGTATGAGCGTCGCGACGGCGGACGGGTAATCGCCACCGAGCATCCGTTGTATCCGCTGTTGCACGATCGTCCAAACTTACGGCAAACCGCAGTCGAGTGGCGCGAGCAACAGTTGGCGAGCCTGCTCTTGTGGGGCAACGCGTACGCATGGATCGAACGTTGGCCGTCCGGTCGACCGAGGTGGTTGTGGCCTTTGCGTGCGGATCGCGTGACGGTAAAGGTCGACGTAACGACGCAGGCCGATCCGTTACCCGGGTTGGTGTACGTCGTGCAAACCCTTGATGGCGGGCAAACCGTATACGCCGCTGACGATATATTGCACGTACGTGGCCTGTCGTCCGACGGCATGCTGGGCCTGTCTCCGATCAGCGTGCATCGCGACGCCGTTGGCCTCGAAATGGCGGAGCGAGAATTCGCCGCCAGATTTTTCGGGAACAATGGGCGTCCGGGCGGCGTGCTAAAGGTGCAGGGCAAACTCAGTAACGATGCAGCGCAACGTCTCAGGGCATCGTGGGAGACGGCGCATCGGGGCCTCGACAACGCGCATCGTGTGGCCGTACTTGAAGAGGGCATCGAATGGCAAAGCATGGGCATGCCGTTGGCCGATGCGCAATTCGTGGAGCAGCGTCGGTTCTCGATTGAGGAAATTGCGCGAATATTTCGGGTTCCCCTGCACCTTATGGGCGACCTGACGCGCGCGACCTATTCCAACATCGAACATCAGTCGATTGAGTTCGTAGTGCATACCATTCGGCCGTGGGTGGTGCGCCTTGAACAGTCGTACAACACGTTGCTCTATCCGTCGGAGCGACAGTCGCTGTATGTGGAACACGCCGTCGATGGGCTGCTCCGTGGCGACCTGAAAGGGCGATATGACGCGTATGCCGTCGGTCGTCAGTGGGGCTGGCTGTCGGTGAACGAAATACGCGCATTGGAGAATCTCAACAGCGTCGGTGCCGATGGCGATACGCTGGTGCAGCCGCTCAATTACGGCCCACTCGGCAACACCGTTGCACTGCAAGGCACGCAGACACCTTCGCCGCTGCTGCGTGCCTTGGTCGATGAGGTTGAGGCGCGACGGTAGGCGGAGGATGACGAAGACGTGCAGACGCGCGCGATCAGCGCTCCGGTCTGGATGCAACGCAATGCGCGTCGCGGGTTGTCGTGGTACGAGGACGGCCTGGCGGGTGATGGCATCGTCGCGCAGACGGTGCGCGAAGCGCGATTGATGGCCGCCGGGTCGGTCAGCGAGGACAAGTGCCGACGCATGCCGGCGTGGTTTGCCCGTCACATGGGTGACCTTGACGCACCGGATGCCGATCCAAGCGCTGACGGGTTCCCATCGCCAGGCGTCGTGGCGCATGCCCTTTGGGGTGGCGGGACACGCGCGCAATCTGAACGCGCTCTGCGATGGGCATCGGCGCGCGTCGTTGAGATGGATGCGCCGATGGGTTACGATCGGCAAACCGCGGTCAGCGCAACCGATTCGGTTGCAATCGGCGATTGATCCGTGTATTGTCGTGTTACGGACCGCGCATGACGCGCGACATGACGGAGACGTCTATGATCGCGTTGGAACCAAGGCGCGGACTGCCTGATCGACTCGAAATACGCGGCGCGCGCGTTGAAGTTCGCGGCGCCGACGACTCGGCTGCGGGGTTGCGTCTCGAAGGCTACGCCGCGTTGTTCGACGTTCCGTCACAGCCTCTGCGCGCGGACGATGACGACCGGGCTGGCGCATACGGCATGTCGTTTGTTGAGATAATCCGACGAGGTGCCTTTGCTCGAGCTCTCGCGGAATCGCAGGACGTGCGATGTTTGTGGAATCACGACGACGAAAGCGTGCTCGGGCGAACCGCGTCCGGCACGCTGCTGTTGCGTGAGGACGAGGTCGGCCTACGGTTCAAGTGCCTTTTGCCCGACACCACGCTCGGGCGTGACGCGGCGGAACTTATTCGCCGCGGTGACGTCAACCAGTGTAGTTTTGCCTTCTATTGCCTCGCTGATCGATGGTCAGGAGGCGGCGCATCCGGATACGTGCGAGAGCTGCTTGACGTCGACCTCTTTGACGTTGGACCGGTCACCTATCCGGCATATTTGCAAACCACTGTCGCCGTACGATCAGCAAGGCCTCCCGCCGTGCAGATGACAGAACGCAACACACTGACGCATGCTCGAGCGCGGGCACGTGTCGCCACACTTTAGGAGCCCAAACGGTGCCGACTATTACGGAGTTGCGGGACAGCCGCAACAAGCTTGCAACCGAAATGCGTGCGATCGTCGCCGATCAGGAAGGGTGGGACGCGCAGACCGAGTCTCGGTTTGAGGCGCTCGACCTGGACTTGCAGGCATTGGACAGGCGCATTGCCGCCGTCGACAAGGCGGCGCGACTGGCGGCTGAGGAGTCCGCTATACGCGGTCAGGTCGTCGAAATCGAGGAGCGCAAGGCAAACGTGCCCGGCGCATTGTCGCCTGAGGCACAACGCCGTGCGTTCGATGCGTGGTTGCGTGGCAACGAGGGAAGCCTTGAGCCGGAACTGCGCGCCTGGAATCGACTGCGCGAATCACGTGCGCAATCCGTCGGCACAACAACTGCCGGTGGTTTCCTGGTCGCGCAGGAGTTCGGCAATTTTGTCGAGGCGGCGCGACGGGCGTTCGGCGGCATGCTTGCCGTGTCGACCGTGTATCCAACTTCCAGTGGCGCCGATCTGCTTCTGCCGTCCGTCGACGAGACCGGCGTCAGCGGCGCAATCCTTGCAGAGAACACGCAAATTAGCGAGACCGCAATGACGTTTTCGCAGTTGACCGTGTCGTCGTACATGTACACGTCCGGGCTTATACTGGTGTCGAATCAACTGCTGCAGGACTCTGAATTCCCGTTGGATCAATTCATTGCGCAATCGCTTGGCGAGCGTCTCGGCCGTGCGCAAAACGCGCATTGGACGACGGGTACCGGATCGAGCCAACCACACGGCGTGGTTGCCGGCGCCGCGTCCGGAAAGGCCGGTGCAACCGGTCAGACGACGACGGTCACATATAGCGATCTCATCGACCTGATCTACAGTGTGGACGTCGCATATCGCGTCAACGCGCGGTTCATGCTGCGCGACGCGAGCGCTGGCATCATCCGCAAGCTGGTCGACAGCCAGAACCGTCCGCTGTGGGAGCCGTCGGTGGTCGCCGCAACGCCTGACACGATCGCGGGCTATCCGGTCGTCATCAACAACGACGTGGCAGCCATGGCCGCGAGTGCGAAGTCGATTCTGTTCGGCGACTTCAGCCGGTACATCATCCGCGATGTGGCCGGCATTCAAATCGTTCGGATGAGCGAGCGCTATGCCGATTTTCTGCAGACTGGATATTACGGGTTCCAACGCACCGGTGGACGTCTCAACGCGGCCAACAGCACCACGTACAACCCGGTCAAGTACTACGCCAACAGCGCGACCTAACTTCATAGAGAACTATCCGTGGCCGACTATTGCACCGCGGCGGAGGTCAAGTCCGAACTCGGTATTACCGATTCGGACGACGATACGCGTATCGAACGTATCGTGACTGCCGTATCGCGACAAATCGACGATTACGTCGGCGCGGATATTCAGCCGCTGTCCCAAACGCGGTATTACAAGGCGCGCGGATCATACATCGTCGAGACCGATCCGTTTACGGCGTTGACGCAACTCGCGTATGACAGCAGCGGCGACTGGACGACATACACGAGCATCGCGACCTCATATCCCGGCCCGTACAACGCGTCCGGCCGGTCCAAGCCGTTCACGTTTGTGGCCCTCCCGCCGAACTCGTCCGTGTTGTTCCCTTTGCACGACCGCGGTGTGCGCGTCCAGGCAACGTTCGGCATGGGCGCGTCGGCGCCGGTGGTCGTGAAGGAAGCTTGCATTATGCAATCCGCGCTGGTGTATCGCCAGCAGGTGAGCGGAGGCGCGCCGATCGCGGGCGGGGGCGAGTTCGCCGGGCCGATTATTCAGGGCGGATTGCATCCGATGGTGCGCCGAATGCTCGACCCATACCGGCACGGCGCGGGCCTTGGGGTGGCGTGATGACGCGCTCGCGAAATGTTGTCCGCGTCAACGTGACCGGCCTGCAAGGCATTTCGAGGGCGCTCGGCGGCGACGTGGTGTATCGCGACGCGATGCGTCGGGTGATTGAGTCGGCGACGGCCCAGGGTGAGAAGCGAATTTCGGCATACGTACCTGAACGCACCGGAAAACTCGCCGGCGCGATACGGCGCTCGTACTTCGACCGCGCTGGCCGCAAGCCGCAACTTGCGTCGGTCTCCGCCGGCAAAGGCGTGACGGATGACGGGTTTCGGTACGGCTGGGCGCTCAATTACGGCAAAACGTATCGGTACTCCCCTGACGGCCGCGGTAACTCGGCCTCGCGCGCCGGCCAATCGACGCGCGGTTGGATATCGCGTGCTGTCCCAACGATGAAGGCGGTGATCCGCCGAGGCGTTGCAAAGGAGACCAGCGCGATTGAGGCGCAATTCGCGCGTGTAGCGAGGTCGATGCCGTGACCGTGGCGGCGGCACTTGTCGAGCTCGGCACAGTGGCACAAGACGCAACGGAAGCGCTTGGCGTGCGCGCAAACCTTATCTACAGCGCGCCTCCTGAGCAAATCCCAGCGTTTCCGGCAATTGTCATGTACTATTCTGGATCGACGTACGATCAATATCCGTTTGGCCAGGTTGCTACCGGAATTCAGTTTGAGCAGGCAACGATTACGGTGCAGTACTTCGCAAGCGCCTCGACGCTTGCTCGCGCGCATCCGGCCGTCCTTGCCTTTTGTGATGCCTTTCGCGTCTTGATCGCTGCGCATCAGACGCTTGCCAACACGGTGCGACAGGTGCGCATGACGCGTGCAACCATCGGGCAGTTGGACTACAACGGAAAAGATGGGTATCACGGGTGCGAGGTCACCCTTGAATGCGACTTGTACCACGCGACCACGTTCACGGAGGCGTGACAATGGTAAAAATGAAGCCGCCAGAGGGCGCGGACGTCGTGTCCATATCCATTGGTAGCAGGACGTACGTGGCGGATAAGGGTGGCGTTTGGTCGATTGAGAGTGTCGACGCTGACGATTTGCGACGAGCCGGGTGGCAGGACGTGTCGTCGGCGAACGCGGCGAAGGCGATCAACGTGGCCTCGGCCACGCCGGAGGCTTGACGTGCCAATCCTGACAAACACCAAAGTACAAATCGGCAAGGAATCGACGTGGGGAACCGCAGTCGCGGCCACCAAAATTGTGCCGGTGTCCGCCGATCCAACGTTTGGCGTTGAATACGCGGCGGTACGTGACTCCGGACGTCGCGGCATTGCAGCCATGGATTTCTTCCTTTTGCAGGGAGGCGGACGATCAAATATCGGCCTTGAGGGGCCGCTTCTGCCGGACATTGCCGGAAATATCCTCGCGGGCATCATGGGCACCGTATCAACGGGTGCCGCTGTCAGTGGCGTGTATCCGCACACGATTACCCTTGGCTCCTCGGTGCCTTCGCTTACGGTTGAGGACGCCAATCCGGTGGCGTACCGTGAGGTTCCGGGCGCGCAAGTTTCCGAGGTGCGCCTATCGTTCGCGGCGGCTGATGGGTTGCTCTCGCACAGCACCAGCCTGGTCGGTTTGCAACCGGTCAGCGGCGGGACCGCGACGGCCAGCCTGACCGCCGAAACCAATAAGCCGTGGATTGGCATCGATACCTCCGTGTCAATCGGCGGCACCACCACCAACCGGGTGACGTCAGCCGAAATCACGCTGTCACGCGCGCAGGAAGTCGTGCACACGACCGGGTCACGCGATCCGTCGCGCATCGACGCACAACCGCTGGAGGTGACGTTCTCGCTCAGCCTTGACGCGGGAACCACTTCCGTCGACGACCTTGCAAAGTACATCGGCACTTCCGGTGCGTTCACTGAGTCTGCGTTGGTCATGACCTGGACCTACGGCTCAACGAGCACCCTGCGATCGTTGGTTTTCACGGCAACGTCGGCGTCGTACGGCGACGGACCCGCAACGCGTGATCTTGGCAACGGCTTGTATCAAATCACGCTCAACGGACGATGCTTGTACAACACGACCGACAGTGGTCCGTGCAAATTCGTGCTCAACAACACGCAAACGAGTTATTAACGATGAGCGGATACGCGCGATTGCCGCGCACCGTCCGTGTGTCGCTTGAGGCGCACGGCGAGCCGGATTTGTGGTTCGAAATTGAACATCCAGAGGCAATGACGTGGAAGGCGCGACGACGATTCGCGGCGGTGGCCCAGGCGGATCAATCTGATCCAGGCGCTGTGGCGCTCGCGTTTGCCGGCCTCGTCCTCCGTTGGAATTTGCCCGATTTAATCACGGGCGAGGTGCTTGCATTGCCGCCGACGGCCGACGTATTGGATGCGTTGCCGGCGCACGTGATAGAGGGGATGATGATCGAGGTGGCGAAACTCGGCACCGTCCCAAAAGCGAACGAGAGCGGCTCTATCACTGGGTAGAGGGCCGCGCCAACGGGCCGGACTGGACGGATGACGTGGCGCTGATGCGACGATACGGATGGACGCCACGCCAGACGGCGCGGCTGTCTCCGTTGTGGCGAGAGCGCTTGTTACTCGTTGAGTCGTATTCTGCTCAGGTCGAGCGGGAGCGGGAGCGCGCGAGGAGGGCGCGAGCCTGATGGCAAACGTCGCAAACCTGCGCATCAACGCGATCGTCAACGATCAAGCGACACCCGCGCTCAAACGCATCAACGGCGCGTTGACCGGCCTCAACCGGGGCATGAGCGGCGCGTCGGGTGGCGCGTTGGGTGCCGCGCAGGCGCTGACCGGTATCGGCAACGGTGCCAGCATGGCCGCGGTCCGACTTGGCGTCGCCGCCGGTGCAGCAGCGGCGTTGGTCGCCGGCACCATGGCGCTTGTAAGGGCCTCGGTGACCGCCGCCGCGGAGACCGAAGGCTATCGCAACACGCTACTGCGCCTGACCGGTGACGCCGCAAAGGCGGACGCGACCTTCAAAAGGTTGCAGGATTTCGCGGATTGGTCGCCGTTCGACGATGCCGCCGTCATGCAATCGGCGCAACGACTGCTCGGTGCAGGTGTTGCGGCTGAGGATTTGACGCGCGTGATGACCGCACTGTCCGACGTTTCGGGCGACAGCGCGGAGACATTTCAGCGCGCGTCATTGGCCTTTGCGCAAATGGCGCTCAAGGGCAAGGTACAAACTGAGGAGCTGAGCCAACTCGCCGAAGCCGGCATTCCCGCGCAAAGGCTGCTGGCGGACGCGATGGGCGTGTCGACGGCAGCGCTAGCGGAACTGGCAAGCAAAGGTCAGTTGACCGCGAACAAAACTCTGCCATTGTTGGTACAGGCGATTGAACAAAAGTTCGGCGGGGCAACGGAGCGTGCATCGCAATCCGTCAAAGGCTTGTCGTCAACCGTTGAGGCAAAACTCAATCGAAGTTTCGCTGCGTTTGGTCAGGCGCTCGAACCGTTGACCAAAGACGTGTTACGTGGGTTGATTACGGTACTCGATGACGTGTCTGCTGGTGTGCAGGCATTCACGCAGACGGAAGAGTTTCAATCGTTTCTCGTGGGCGTCAAAGAGGCGTGGGCGGGATTCCTTGCGGTAGTTCGCGCGGTCATGCCGTTGTTGTACGAAGTCGGACGCGTCATCATGATGATGCTTGCCCCGGCACTACGAATCTTTGGCCTTGCAATGCAAGGTCTCGCTTACGTCATCGAACGCGTCAATCGTGCGCTCAAACCATTCTGGGACATTCTGCGCGCGGTTGGTCAACAAATCAAAGCGGTCATCGAGTGGCTGACCCCGTGGGTGGCGCAGGTGCAGCAGGTCATCAAAGCCGCGGCGCTCGCCGTGGGAGAATTCTTTGACTGGATTGCGTCCGGGCAGGCACTCAGGGATGCGCTCGACCTGGTGCGGTTGGTGCTGGAGGCGATCAACAACGCCATAATGGCGCTTTGGAATGCGATAAAGACGGCGATTGTTGCGTTTGCAAATTGGGTTGACAGTACCGGGATTTTGCAGGCGGCGCTCAATGCCGTGCGATTTGTGATCGATGGTGTCATCAGCGCGCTGAACGCCTTGGGTGTCATCGCGGCACGCCCAAGAATCGAAATCGATGATCGTACCGCACAACCCCTCGCCAATATTCAGAGCAATCTGGATGCCGTCACGCGCGATCCGATACCGATTGGCGTCGTCGACACCGGCGAGCAGGCGCGCACAAGCATCCAGGACGCCATCAATGGCATGACGGGCGGCGAACTGCCGATCGGTGTCGTTGACGTTGGCGCTGACGAGCGATCCCGCATTCAGGGCGCGATCAATGGTATGACGGGCCGCACCGGCGACAACGCGATCGTGATCGAAACGGTCAATCGCACGGTGAATCAGGTCGTGACGCAATCCTCGGGCGCAACGCAGGCGATCGTATCAACCGCCACGCCTTCATTCATTGGCGGGGCAAGCGGCGACCCATACGCGGAGGCGTCGACTTCCGTGCGCATACCGGGCGGCGTGCAGGTGGTGCCTTTGGATCAACCGACGATTGAGCCGGCCACCGTGGGCAGGATTATTCCGGCGACAAATTCGCTGATCGCCAGCATCTCAAACGCGCTGGGTAGGTGGAAGAATGTCGAGGGGCGATTTGGCGGCAGTCTGGGCAATTTTGCGATGGCGGCCGGCGGAATCGTTACAAGGCCGACGCGTGCATTGATCGGCGAGGCTGGTCCTGAGGCCGTCATACCGCTGTCGCAACTCGGCGACATGATGGGTGCAGGCATGAACGTCACAATCAACGTCAGCGGATACGCGGATGGTGCCGGCGCAGGGCGGGCCGCTGCGGATGCGTTCCGTCGCCAACTCGGCCTGCAGCGGCGGTTGCCGTTCGGGACGGCTTGATGTTATCGGTGACGTTGACCATAAACGCCGTGGCGTATCAGTCGTACACGCGTATTGGCACCATTGCCGTCAGGTCGTCGTTGCGCGATCGCGCAGGCACGTTGAGTTTTGAGGTCGTAATCCCGTATACGGGCACGTCGCCAGCGGTAGCAATCCCGCGCGCAGGCGCTGAGGTGGTTTTGACCGTTGATGGCACCATTGAATTCGGCGGGGTTGTGCAACGCGTCGTCGAGTCTCCGGCTGGCTCGGCCTCATACGCGTACCAGGTGGATTGCTCCGATTACGTGCGATGGTTCGATCGATACCTGGTGCAGGGCGTCAAAATTCCGGATGGCGATGCCGAGGGGTTGACGGCGACGGCAGGAAGCATTGTGATCAGCATCGTTTCGACCACGTGCAATCAAGGACCGATCACGTGGGACGTCACGCAGGTCGCGACCGGCGACACCATTCCGCAACAAATCTTCGATTTCGACACGCCGTCGGCTGCCATTGACCGCATCGCGAAGATCATCGGATATCGGTGGTACGTGGGATACAACCGCGACGTCGTATTCCAGCCGGTGACGGGCTCGGCGTCGGCGGCGCCGGTAACATCGGTTACCTGGGAAACGGATACAACGCTCTCCGACCTACTCCTTGAGGAGATTGGCGATCAGATCGTCAACGTCGTGTACATCAAGGACGCAAAATCTGTGGCGACTGATGACTCCGGCGCTGCGTTGTCGTTCACGGAGACGCTGGGAACCGCCGACGGTTTCCAGTCGTTTTTTTCGCTCGGGTATGAACCCGCGGGTTATGAGGGCACGACTGTGACGGTCACGCCAACGGTGGGCGCAGCAACGACATACACGTACGCCAACGGTGGCCTCCTGCGCGAAAACATCGATGGCAAACCCGGAGACGGACAAGCGCGGGCGAAAGCGCTCCTGTGTTTGCCGAACTGGGGTGTGCGATTCGAGCAAGTGCCGCCGGTCGGTGCGCGCGTGTCGGCCTCGTATCCGTATCTCGACATCAAACCGAAGGTCAATCGCGTGATCAACGGCACGTCGATTAGCGAGGTCGTGTCGCGCGAGGGCGTCGCCAATTCCAATGGCGTGTATGAGGAGGCGTTTTCGGCGGCAGAAATCGTCAACGCTTCTCAGGACGCAATCAAGGCCCGCGCGCAACTCTATCTTGGCACGCGTGCGCATAAATTCACCGGCAGCGCGCGCGCGTTCGGGACCGGATGGCGCGACGGTCAAAAGTTTCGTCTCTACAGCGATCGACGGTTTGGCGGTGCGTTCGCGAGTGGCGTCGATGTGTACGTCACGGACGTGGTCAAAAGATTTGCGACTCCCGACACATGGGTGAATGAACTCACCTTGGCCACGGACATATACGGCGAGCTGTGACAACGACATGGAAGACGTTACGAGAACCATTGCGCGCATCCTCGATGGGTTGCGACCGACGGCGTCAGACGTGCGAGGGCGACCGTTGCAACAATTCATCGCCGGCGACGAGCGCGCGTACCTGCGCAATGAGGCCGCGACCGTCACGGTCGCGACAGCGACGACGGCGACGTACGACGTGGACAAATATGGCCGTGCTCTTTACGTGTAAAGGCGGCGCGTACGCGCGCGGGTATGTGGTCGTGCGTGTCGATGGCGTTGTGGTCGCGACCGGGCCGAACCTGATCGTCACGGCGGGCCTCGCCGAGCTTGCAAAGGCCGTCGTTGCGACGGACGGCTTTGGGGCGACGTCGTGGTACATCGAATTGGGCACGGGAACAACGGCTGTGAGCGCATCCGACACGAACCTTGTGACGCCGTCGACGGCAACATGGCGCCAGGCGTCCGTCGTTGAAGCGGTCGGCGCGACAGCGACGATTGAAACCTTCTACCCGACCACGATCGGTAACGGTACGTGGACGGAGTTGGGCGTGTGGTTTGGGGCGAACTCGTCGGTGGCCTCAGGCACGATGTTCGCACGCACCTTGTCATCATGGACAAAGACAAGCAGTCAGGTTGCCACCGTAAGCTGGACGGTGACGTTCAGCGTCACGTAAAAGGAGGCAGATCAAATGCCGTGGGGCACGATACGGACGGTGGTCGGTGGCACCGACACGATCCTGGCGTCCGATCACAATACGGTCCGTGGCAATATCCTGGTGATATCACCGGACGGCGTGGTGCACACATTTGTCCAGCAGTCGAGCACGCCCGCTGCGCCTGGGGCCGGGATCACGGCGCTGTATGCCAAGACCGATGGTACGCTCTATTACCGTGCAGGCGCCGCCGGTGCCGAGACCGCGGTCTCGGCCGCGGGCTACGCAAAAACGTTTCTCTTAATGGGAGCCTGACGAATGCCTGAGCAGTTGATCGCCGGCGGCTTTGTACGGTGTGGCGTCGTGTCCGGCAGCCTCACGGCCACCGTGTCAGGCCTTACCGTCAATATCACCGCGTTGACCGGTACGGTGGAGGTCGGACAAATGTTGAGTGCCTCGACCGGTCTGGCGCCGGGCCTGCAGATCATTGCACTTGGCACATCGACCGGCGGAACCGGTACGTGTTTTGCCACGTATCAGGACGCCGCGGTATTCACCGGTGCAATTGTAACGACCACGTTGACCGTCAGCGCGGTTAGTTACGGCACCCTTGGCGTCGGCACGGTTATCGATGGCGTCGGCGTGACGGGAAATACGGTGATCACCGCGCTCGGCACCGGAACCGGAGGAACCGGCACGTACACGATTAACAACGCGCAGACGGTATTAAGCAAAACCCTGTATGCCGGACAAAGCGCCAATGCCGTCGTTACCGCGTCTCAATCGACGACGACGTTGACGGTCACCGCGGTCACGTCCGGGCGCCTGCGCGTTGGGCAAACCGTCTCCGGTACCGGCATCTCGGGAACAATCACCGCGCTTGGCAGCGGCAAAGGCGGCACCGGCACCTATACCCTGTCGAGCAGCGCGACGGCGGCGGCCACGACGGTTACGGCAACGGTCGCGAGCACGACCGTAACCGCTTTGCCAGCCAGCCTGACCGTGTACGACAACGGGTCCGTCGCGTCTTCGACGACCGTGCTCTCAAACATCACCGTCGCGAACAATTCGTCGACGGCTGCGACATATAGGCTGTCCAAATCGAAGGTCACAAATTTGCACGGTGATTGGACGCTTGTCGGTGACGGCACGGTTGCCGGGAACGATTCGGTTCACATTTCCAATGGTGGAGTGCTAACCACCACGTGGCGGTACCTAATCGCCAGCGCCAGCACGCCCGATGTCACGATCAGCACCGACGGGGCATACGTCACATGATCGTCCTGAACATCAATAGGACGGCGTACGGGGTGACGGGGCCGTGAGTGTGACGACGGCGAGCGTCTCGAATATCGGCGGCGTGAAGGCGCGAACGTT